ATAACTTGGTATTTATTTTTCTTAAAGCTCATCTGAATGGATATCCTAAATTCCAACACACTAAGGAGTGTCGTATTCCTTTGGTTACTGGTTTGACTCTATGCCAAACAAAAGATGGAAAGATAATTACGCTACCTTTCTTTTTAATTTCTTCACATATTCTTGGCTGAGAGCCTTCGTCTGTGTTTCTAAAATCAAACTCTAAATCACCACCTTCATATTCATCAGGATCAGTCAGCGATACAGTCATGCTCAGTTTTCTTAACTTACCATGTGTATTCTGATTATCTGGTTGGTCATAAGGTTCTTCGTATGAATCACAATGCCAATCATAATACTGACCTTTTTTATATTCGGTAAATTGACAGGCTTCTGAAAAATCCCAATCAAAATTCCAACCTGCATTAGCATTTGCTTGTCGAATGTAAGGTTGTATTTCTTTGTATATCCATCTTTCTGACATCCATACAACATCAGACTTACGTTTCTTTTGAATGTTTTTAAGCTCTAGTTTAGTAAGATTGTCTTTGGATGAACCTCCTGTGAGAGCTATTTCTTTTTTTTGCTCTGCTCCATATTTAACTATGTCATCACATATTCTTTCGGGGATAGCTGATTGAAAGTACCAATAATACCATTTAAGATTCATATTCTATTCCAAAATATTTATATTTTTTTATAACAGAAGGAAGTAAAAAATCTTCTATTGCATATTTTTTTCTTTCTATTTTATCTGTTCTTATTGTATGTAAATCTACATCACCAAAAATAGAGTCATCATATTTCGTGCCTTGTAATTCAAATTGTTTTAAATTTTTATAGGAATGATTATACGCAGGAATAGAAAAAAATTTGTATATTTTATCTATTGTTTCTTTTGGAGAGTTGACAATTTGATTATAATTTACAAGTAAGTGTTTGTAATTATTTTTAATTATTTTAATTTGATGTACCACATTCCCCAATGGACCTTTTTCTATATCCATATAGTATTCAGCCTCTTTATATGAATTTTCTTTTTTTATTTTATGTGATTTTAAAATTGACGCTAAACACTCTAAAGGGTTTCTGTATAGAATTAAAAATTTTATTTCTTTGTCAAAATATTTTTCTAATAGTTTTAAATTTCCTGCTGCTCCCCAATTAGACCTGTTGATAACGTACGGTGTTTTATATGTTTCAGAGTAGCTATAAAAACTTTTAGTAATTAAATTATCAAAAGCAACAGTATCAGGAAAATTTAAAGCGGTTGTATCTGTTGTTTTAATTAAATGAAGTTGATGAATAATCTCTGTAAGTGGGCTGTTAGCTGTAAATGTAATATTAGGATTTTGATTTAAAATACTACCCAACAAGGTGTTGCCTGACCGCTGTAAATTTATGCAAAAATATAATTCCATCTTCTCTCTTTTAAGAGATTAGTATAGCTAAATGCTAGCTATAAAGATACTTAGGTCCAATTTCCAGATTTAATTTCTGTAAATACTTTTCTTAAATCCCAACAGCTTGATGTTCCTTCTAAAAAAGTAACTTCTGGTTCTTTAACAATAACAACACCTGAACCACCTGTTCTACCTGGAGATGTAACAGGATTAGAGGCACCGCCACCACCGCCACCACCAGTATTAGCTGTTCCTTCTGTTGAGCGTCTTGTTGCATCGGGATAAGACGGCCAAACTCCTCCATCTCCGCCACCACCATTTCCGCCATCTCCCATAATGACTTGAGTAGTTCCTAGGATTCTACCTCCGCCACCGCCTCCGCCTCCGCGAAAGACTGGAGAGCCAGTAATAGAAGATTCTACGCCTACTCCTCCAGGTCCTGATATTGCTTGAGGTCCTGGACTTTGTGGTGATGGAGTATTGTTTCCGCCTACTGCACCTGCTCCTCCGCCTCCAGAAGCTGAATTATCATCTCCGTTAGGTGGCATAGTTGGCCAATTAGCAGGGAACATAATTCCACCAGGGAATCCTTGGTTTGCTGTACCTAATCTTGCTGTGGTGGCGTTTCCGCCTTCAGGACCATATCTTCCTGTTCCTCCGCCTGAACCACCTGTACCAGTAGAGCCACCGTTTGCTGCTCCAGCCGCACCTCCAACGGTACTTATGGGGCTAGGTGTTCCTAAAGTTGACGCACTCCCTGCCCCTCCTGGTAGTAAAGCAGCTTGACCGCTAGCACCACCTGTTCCTGGTGAGGCTGCTCCTGCTGCTCCTACTGTTACTGGATAGGGACTTGCCCCTGAAACTGGGGTTGTGGGTTCTGCCGAAGCACCACCACCTGAAGATTCTCCAGGTACAGAGCTACGATAACCGCCAGCACCGCCTCCGCCACCCATTTGACCACCTCCGCCTCCGCCTCCTGCAACAATAACGTATTGTAATGAGGTAGTTCTTGGTGCTGTGGTTAAAGTTCCGCTTGAATTAAATGTAGTGATAACCTCAGATTGAGTTCCTGCTGCTGTTGCTTGCGTTGCTCCAATTAATCTTGGCATATTAAGTCCATGTTCCTGCTGATACATTTTCGTATACAGCTTCTAAGCTCCATACACCTGATGCTTTGTAAGGTCCTGCGGCTTCTTTAACGATAACAACACCTGAACCACCTGTTCTCCCTGGAGATGTAGTAGGTTGTGCTGCTCCACCACCTCCGCCACCACCAGTATTAGCTGTTCCTGCTGTTGAACGAGCAACTGGGGCAGGAAGTCCTAACGGACCAGGTGTAGTTGGCCAAACACCGCCATGTCCGCCTCCGCCTGCTCCACCAGCACCCATTGTTACAATTTGTTGAGTTCCGTCTCTTCTTCCACCACCACCACCGCCTCCTGCTCTTGTGACAGGAGAACCTGTAATGGATGATGCTACTCCTGCTCCACCTGCTCCTGAAATACCTGTGCCTGGAGGTGCTGAACCTGCTGCTGCTGCTCCGCCACCGCCTGAAGCTGTATTATCATCAGGGGTGTTTGGTCCTCCAGCAAAACCTTGATTAGAAGTTCCTGCACCACCTGTTGTACCGAATCTACCGTTTCCTCCTCCTGATCCACCGATAGCAACAGGTGCAGATAAACCTTGAACCAAACCCGCACCTCCACCAACTGTTGAAATAGGACTAGGTGTTCCTAAAGTAGAAGCATTCCCTGCTCCCCCAGGTAGTAAAGCAGTAGTACCAGCACCTCCGCCTGTCCCTGGTGAGGCTGCTCCGCCTGCACCTACGGTAATTGGGTAGGGGCTTGCCCCTGATACTGGTGTGGTTGCTTCAGCACTTGCTCCACCACCTGAAGCTTCACCAGGCACTGATGAACGATATCCACCTGCTCCGCCTCCACCTCCCATTTGTCCACCGCCACCGCCACCGCCAGCGACAACAACATATTGAAGTGTAGTTGTATAAGGAGCTGTAGTTAGCGTACCGCTAGAGTTAAATGTAGTTATAGTTTCGGGTTGTTCAACTGGTGGGTTATCTACGCCTACTACTCCGCCATTAAGGTCAGCCATGGTTAGACCTCATTCCATTGCAGATTAGTAGCATCCCATTCGTAATTGGTTGTAACTATAGGATCACCAGTGTGGGTTGCTCCTAGCCATTTTTGATTATCTTCATCCCATGATACTAAAACAAAATTAGAGCTTATTTCTGTAACTGTTGGATAAGCTACTGGTGCCTGCCAATCATCATTAGAATCTAATGACCAAGATGGGTAAGGTTTTGGTGATATAAATTTATCTTTACTTGCATCATAGGTATAACCTATACCTGCGTATTGTTTTCTAAAGTTATCATTGTATGAGGTTTGTTTCCAAGCTGTACCGCCTGTTGAGTATGGAACGATAGATGCTACGAATGTTTCTGCATCTGCGTGTTGATCTCCGCCATTAGCGTCTACATCATCGTTGGATATTACTACTACTCGTAATACTTCGTTGCTTGAGTTAAGTTCTGCAAAGTGAGCCATATTTGTACTCCTTAAGCGTCATCTAGTTCTTCGTAGTTAATGGTGTAAGTTAAGTCTGAGTTAGCACTTGCACCACCCTCTAGGATATCTCCTTCTTCAAGATAGATGCCTGAGTTCTTGTCAATAAGAACCAAAGTAGCATCTGCTGGAACAGAGATAGTTGAAGCGAATAAAACTACTGAACTACCACTTTTAATAACTCCCATTGTTACGGTTGCTGCGTTAGTGCCATCAATGTTCGCAACAATAATGCTATTAATTTTAATTAACTTATCACTTGCACAAGTTAATAAATCAGTTGTTACTGTAGTTGTTAAAGCTCCATTTATACTATTAGCGTATATCGAAGTTACATTTACTAAATTTGGATTTGCCATAATATTGTCCTAATTTTACCCGAAAACCAAAGCCATTGCTATAGCTTTACCTGTTGTCGCTACACCTGAACCACCTATACTAAGTGAAGATGCAACATTTAAATCTGTTAAAGCGTCAATCATAGCTCCGCCTGAACCTGCTCCGTCAGAATAAACTACAGATGTCATTCCAGTTGGAATGGTAACTGTAGCTCCTGAACCTTGTTTAATAATAATACTTTGAGATCCGCTGGTGGCATTTTCTATAATCCATACTTTTGAAACTGTATTAGGCCCAATCGTAATGGTACAGGTTGAGTCTAAAGTTCCAGTATATTTTAAGAACATAGCTCGTCCAGCATCTGCTGAACCGTCTGCTATTGTTGTTGTATGAGTGTCTGCGTTAGTTGTTATAGCTTCTGTTCCATAACCAAAAGCATCACCAATTAATTCTAAATTAGTGTTAGTAGAATCACCCCAAGTTCCGCTTTCGTCACCTGTTGCAATTTCTTTTAGTCTTAAATCGTTTGTATAAGCTGCCATCTTTTACCTCTGAGCATTTATTATGCCATCTTTAGTTGGTTATTGTATATTAAATTATGCGGCCACATCTGTCCAATTTGGCGTTTGAGACTCGTCAATTAATCCCCAAACATTTAAATTGCTTAGTTCACCTGTAGCTGATACACCTGTTATTGTTACTCTTGCTTCTGCATCTACCGTTGCTGTACCTAATGAAGTTATACCTTGAACCCCTGCTACAGAAAAAACATTTGTTGTAATTGTTGTTGCTGTTCCTAAAGCACTTGTTCCTGCTACACCTGTACTAATAATAATGGTCGCTTCTGCATCAACCAATACGGAAACGTTGCCTAGAGTCGCAACTAGCGAATTAGGTATAGATACAATAGCTTGAGCTTCAGGGGTTACGGTACCTAGAGCAGAAGTTCCAACCTGGCTGGCTGGAATAATATTTGCTTTACCAGTTACGCTTGTTAGCGTTCCTAGCGCTGAGGTGCTTGCTAGTCCTGCTGGAGTAGCATTAGCATCTGCGTTGATTGTTACTGAAACTGCGCCTAGTGTTGCATTTAAACTAGCTACTGATGCGACTGCTTTACCATTAACTCCAGGCGCACCTAAAGCTGATGTAGCGGCTAATCCAGTAAGAGTGACAGGTACAGAGCCTTCGCCCCACCCGAGTTGACCCCAAGTGCCTCTACCCCAACCGTTAAGAAAAGCCATTTAAGGCTAGGCGATTCTTATAATCGCTGTAGAAGATGCTGCTGCTGGGAATACAATAGTGAAGTCTCCAGCGGTAGATGTTTTATCGCCGCCAAAGTCAATTGTTGCTACTGATTTGTTACTGTCAGAGCTGTTGTAAATCATACAGCCTCTAGCAGTAATGGTAGCTGTACCAAAAGTTAAATCAGCAAAGTCTGTAAAAGCTGTTGTTCCAGAACTTGTTGGAGTTACATTGGTTAAAGCAGCTCCACCTGAAGAATAGTTAGTACCAGATGCTTGGCCTGTAGTGGTAAACGAAGTAGTGGTAGCACCTAAAGTTGCTGATGAAGTATACAAAGCCAGTTTAAAAGCATCAGCTCCGTTATCGAAGTCATGATTGCCTTTTAAAAGCTCCACTTTAAAACTTGTTGTAAGTGTTGATGTAATTGCCATAATTATAGTTTCCTAATTAAATCAGAGGCTTCTTTTAAACCTGCTTTATCTAATTGATTATTAATTGTAATCCTATCAGATTTTATAGCATTTTGCATATATTGTTCAATAACTTTTTTAATATTGTCTTTGTACTCTTTTACTTGATTTTGAACTTCTTCTGGCGCTTCTTCGCTTACCTGCACAATTCTTTCTATACAAAGGTTAGACCAAAACTCAATTGGATGGCCTCCCTCTTCTGTTGTATGTACTTCAATAATCCCTAGTTCGGGTCCAGCTTTATAACTCATTACCATTTGTTAGGTTCTCCTACTTTATTTTTTTTAAGGTGACTGTCGTTCCTGTCTATTAAAACAGGAGCTTGTTCTTGTTTAAATTGTTGTAGCTGACTTCTTTTTTTAGCAATTAAAACTCCTTTCTCATCTGTAATAACAACTAAAGGATCATCTAAACGATGATAGCCATAAAGTTTTTCTTCCGCAGGAACTGCTGTATCAAGCAATCCACTCGTATGAGCAACCTCAATCTCAATACCGTTGAACATTGCTTTGCTTAACCAAAATTCTACACAAGCTCTGCCTGCTTCAGCAAAATGCAAATTGCCTTTATAACTAAAATCAATTCCAAACATTTTTATTTTTGCAACTTTATTCCACAAGGCAAAGGCTACTGCATAAGCAACGGTATTGTTTATATAATGAGATCCGCATCCAGCCAGCACTTCATCTATTGGATACTCTACTAAACCAGGACAACGATCATCTAATTGACATGTATAAACTGGCCCTTGGTGTTCAGTAAGAAGTTTAGACATGCTATCAGTTTGTCCCCCAGCATCATCGGTATCTAAAAACCTAGATGGTGGGTCCATCATAAAGACTCTATCATGAAATATAACAGATGCTACTGCATTAATAGCCCAAACCTCATCAAAGTGTGATCCATGTGATTTTGCTAAATTGTAATCAAACCAACTTTTGCCCATTCCGACAATAGCTACGGTCTTACCTTCAAGTTTCTTGATTGGTTTCATATCTTCTCCTTTTTTTAAAAAACTAAGTTATTTGCGTTCTTAACGAATCGTATCTGTATTCGTCTCTTCTTCCTCTTGCTTCTGCTTTGTTTTTTAATCTTGCCATTTCTTGTTGAAATCTATCTTCATAGAGTTTCATCATGTCTGGATCGCCTTTCATAAAAATATAAGCTTCAACTAAACTTCCATATAATAAACCATTTCTTGCATGTTCTGACATCCAAGTCCCAGTTGTATCTGTAACTAAAGAGTTTGGTTTATATAAATAATGAAGTTCGGTTGTATAGTTTTCATCTGGAACTGGAGCAATAATTAAAGTTGACTCTTGTAATCCTGTATTTAAATTTTTATCAAAGTCACCATAATATAATGGTAATCCTCTTGCTGATGAATCTGTTGGATCTGGTGCATATTCCTGCATAAAGCTAGGATGCTTTTTGTCAAGGTAATGATAGTCTCCATTACTATCTATTACAGACAAAGAAAAAGATAATTCAAAATCGTCTGGGGCTGTTAAAAATCTAGAGCCAGCAGTCATAGATCCTTGTACATTTCTTCTAAAATAATCAAACTGAACCATTTCAAAAATTCTTTCTTCTGCATTTTGAATGATGTCATCTAAAGTATTTACAAAAGTTGTTTCTTCGTTTTCAACAAAATTTTGTATAAGGGTTTTTAGCTCTGTTAATGTTAAAGGAGTGCTCATGATGTTGTAATTGTAACCTCTCCAACCCCACCTGTCATTTCATCTACTGTAAAGTTTGTTCCTATAATGTCTGAGTTCATATAATGAGGTGTGTAAATATCTGTATAAACCACTACAACGTAGCCTTCACCTACTTCTTTATCGGTATCAGGTCTAGGTTGATAAATTGCTTCAGGATCAGCTTTAGCTGTATGAGGTTCTAGTTGAGGATGTTTTGGTTCGTAGCATTCAGAACAAACTTTAAAACCAGTCCATTCTTTTTTTAAATCTAGCAAAGGATATTCAAACGCACATCTATCGCATAAACCTACTG